TACTAATCAGCTCATTAAATTTGACCTTCTTGGTCTCAGTACTATTAACAATGGCGAGAACGTCCTCGTCATCTAGATTAGAACCAGTGACCTCATTAAGAGCACTAATTTTTGCGTCAGCCATTAGGCACTAACCTCCGAGGAATCCTTTAATCAGCTTCAAGCAACAGGTTAGCAGTGGCATCCTGTTCAAGTAAGATATTGTCGGTATTTTCCTGAAGAACTTTGTACTCCGCTGCTGTCATAACCTTCAGGTTTATTTCTCCTGTCGTTACAAAATCAGCAGTCATTTTGACTAGCTGACCTGTATTAAAGGCAATTGCTGTGTTGGTTATTAATCCTTTTACGTCGTACCAGATAACATCATTCGCTACGTTTGCACCTGCACCACTTGGGTCATAACCATCAATTTTTAAATAAAAATGAGCATTAAAAGTACTCCCTATGTCTGATCTAAGAACTAACTGATGTAAGTATTGCGCTGACTCATATTCACCAGCTCCCACGGTATCTCGATAGTCCCAAAAAGATTCCAGTCTTCCACTCCCACTTAAAAGACCATTAATACTGTTCTTAAAATCATCAGATAAAGCTGTTGTATCTACAACTTCAGCCGATGTATTTAATTCATAGGAAGTGACCTGACCAAGAATCCTATGAATTGCATTTTGAACAGTAAGGCGAACATCAAGTGACCAACCTGCCGACTGAGCTACTAAAGAGATTGCATTAGTCGCTCCACCTGATACAGCATGTGCATAAGTTGCATAAAGCCTAATTCCACCTAAATCATCAACATGAATAAAGAACTTTCCACTCTTTACGCTCGTATAACCACTGATAAAAACAAGGTTGCTATCAGCTCTGATCTCTAACTCGTCTCCTGTTATTAATTCACTCGCATCTCCTCTACTTGCAGCATCAAAACCAAGTCTTTTGCTGGTTGCAACTACTTCAGCATCATCAATTGTAGTGACAATCTCTCTGCCACCGAAAGTTCTTTGTAGTTCAACGCGGCCCTTCGACCCAAGATAGATAGCCATTAGTTAGAGGGTTGCTATAGGTAGAGCACCTGTAGCTTGGAACGTTATATCGGTAGAAACAATATCTCCTGTTGCAACTCCTATTTGAGCACCTGTGATATATGCAGTTAATTTCACATCTGAATAGGATGTTCCGTCAGCTAATCGAAGGGTTAAAGAAACTGTGTCTGTAGAAGCAACTCCATCTGTACCAGTCTTTACAAGTTTTCTTAAAAGTGCGCTTGCGTCATTTGATCCATCATCTTGCTTGTAATAAAGAAGACTTGCCTGACCACTAAACGTTTGAACCCCTGGGGTATAGCTTTTAACGCTTTCTGACAACGTAGTTGTATCAAGCAAATCCATGCTGGCTGAAAGGCTCCAGCTCTTGACCTTTACTTGGTCAACATCGCTTAGTTGAAGCGAACCATCTCTTCCTGTGTATGCCTTAGCCATTAGATAATCACCTCTTAGTTAGTTTAAAGGACACCAATCAAATTCACATGAACATGACTGACTCCTTCTTTTACTTGAGTGACTTGAGGTGGTCCTGAATATCGATAAGCGTTATCCCACTCTCCCGCCCCTATTGCATCACCATTACCTGTCCAACCTCCTTTTGACTCTGCTGCTATATCAAAAGTTGTGAAAGTTCCCTTCATTTCGTGATAATGATCTAAAAATTCTTCAGCTTGAGCATCGGTAACATTCCTATAAGTCAAACTCATTTTCATTCCTGTTCGCTTTGATCCATAAAGCACTCTTGTTTCCTCTCCGCTTTGTGCCTTGAATTTTTTAATAGGGAAATCCCCTGGATTGAAACTTCTTTTACAAGGAGTGAGAGCAGGAAAGGCCATTAGATAATCTCAAAAAGGTTGTCATTGTCAACGTCTATAGCAATTAGACTAGCGTCATTCTCATTGCAAGGAAACTCAGAAGCCACAATAGCCACTGTTGCATCTTCTTCTAATGTTATTTGCTCTACACGATAAATATTAGTGCTGTTAGTTGTTTCTTGAATAGTAAATACACTACTAAAAAATTCTGATTGAATAGTTTTATTTCCATCCACTCTCATTGTCCCTGTTTGTATATCTTGATTAGCAGCAGTTGGATAATAAAAAATTTGGTATTCCCCATCATTTATAGTTGATGTACTCACGATACTTCCACTGCCATCTATCGTTCCATTCTTCGCCGCGTCATATGGTGCAGTCGATGTTGTACATTTTATATAATCTCCTGGGCCTAAATCTAATCCATAAGGTGTGGTTTTAAATGAAATAGTATGTGTTACTTTTTCTCTTAATTGCAAGAAGTATTTTGCAACCATTTTTGCATGATTTTCTGTTGTGCAAAATCCTGTTAAGTCAAATGTTTCAATGGGAAGATCCGTTCCGTTTTTGTCGCTTTGTCCTTTTATAAATACACTAAGTGTCTTTTCTTTAGGAAGCTGGTTCTTTACCTCATGTCTATAACGAACAACAGCTTTGAAAGGTTTTCTTTCTTCTGCCTCTAGATAACTAACTTCAAAACTGTCTTCTAATATATTTCCACTTGTAAAGTACTGTTTTATATCAACAGCTCCATCAATAGCAGCTCTTAGCCTCCCATCAGAATGAACAGGCAATGCAGGTTGAATAGAAAACTTTCCATTCTTTAATGTAAAAGTACAGAGAAAACTAGGTGCTATATCACTAATGAATTGTCTTAAATTAGTCGGACTTGTTAAGGCTCCATTGTAATACAATTGATATTGTGTTAAGAACCTAGATGTTTTTATCAGTTCATCTTTGTCTACCAACGATTGTGCATTTAAAGAACCACCAAAAGAAGCTGCGGCACCAGCTGTTTCGTCCGTTATTAAATAATAAACAAGATCAGTTAACATACTACTAGGGCCATAGTTATCTGTATTCTCATAAGCCGCTGTCTTATCAGGATGAAGCCTCTCTACATGTAGCCCTTCTGACATCCATACTCTTATTTGGTCTAAAGAAGAGAAGTTTCGACTTGCTTTCAAGGACAGCCCCGCAATAGTCATTTCGTCATATTCTGGAGTCTTAGGATTAGATAAAGTTTCATTTACATAAGCGACAACATGTTCAGGAGAACTTTCATTAGATTTCCGCACTAACGATCCATAACGACTGACATCTGCGTAAAAAGTTTGTTGTTCAAATGTTCTTTCCGCTTCCTCTTTTGTTTTCTCAACTGAAGAAGATGGAACATAAGAAGTCACCTGAATAAGATATCCAATCCAATTGCTTTCATTAGTATCTCTTCTCCAGGGATTTCTTGTTATAGAAACACTATTTCTTGTCCTAGTTGTGTCTGTTGTACGCAATAGATATTCAAAGTCATAAGTATCTCCTGCGCCCCATGTTCCTGTTGTTGCTACAACCTTCATTGTGGGAGCCTCCCAACGAGATTGTTGTCCCGCCCAATTAGCCCCTAATGCAACCACTTCACTGCTGAGATCAAGAGTGATTGTTCTGCCTTCTAAAAGGTTCCCATCTTGATCACCACTCATTCCCGAATCAGCAACAGTCACCCGAACAGTTTTCTTTTCTCCGACGCCCCCAGGCGCACCAAAGATTTCATGAGGTATTCCAGCCGCTAATCCTCTCCCTCTAGATACCGTTCTGTCATTTAGCTTTACCCTTAACCTCATCTCAGACCAAGTTAAATCACCTGAAGTACCAGGAACATTGCTTTTAAATGGATTGCCTGAACTTAAAGTTGCTCTAACTGTAATAACTTCATTTTCATAGAATTCTTCATTCTCATCCCCTTGTGGATTTGACTCAAAAGAATCAACTTTGTCTTCTTTGTCAAAACCTACTCTCCATCCATGTGTTTGCCCGTGCCAAGCACTTGGTCCGCCGCCATCTAATAATAATTTTGTAGCTCTATAAGTAATCCTGACAGGCTTGTTGTTGATTGTATAAAGAACATCCTTAGTAACTGTTCCTCCTACTCCAACAGCTCCTCCATATGTACCGCTATCAGCCGAACCAAAGATTTCCCATGTAAATGACCCCATCTTTCCAGCATTAGCACCACTATCAGATACCTTCATAAAAGGTTGACTATCATTCGGATTTTCAAAGTCTCCTATTTTCCTAATTCCACTAACAGTATTATTTGTTGGCAACTTATATTTAATTCCAACAGTTAGTTTTTCTGGAGTTACTTCTGTATAAGCAGTTTCCTTGATCTGAGTTCTAAATTCAGGTTGATTTTTAATAAATTTTTTCTTAGTAAGCTGAGCACCTGCTGTTACCGTAAACCCATCTGCATCAAAAGAAAGAACAGAGGGACTCCCGTCACTATTTGTCTTTGCTGCTCCTAATTGATAAAACTCAAGGTCGTCACTGTATTCTTTCATCATCGAACCATTAATAGGTGATATTTGATATTCGTAAGCTGATTCCCCCCTGGGATGTTTAATCCTTATCCAATGATATTGAGCAACAGATGTTCCACCTACAACTACAAACTTTTGAGGGAACTCAGTCCAGCCAGTTATATCATCTGTTTGACTTCCTGATTCTCTCCACTTAATAACAAAAGCAGAAGCTCGTTGAATAAAACTACTCAATGTTCCACTTTGCACTGATCTTCCATTACCATCCATGTCTTTCAACTCTTGTACCGTTAACAAGCTTTGAAAATTACAAAGTCCATTGATCTGTTGGTAGACAGTACTTTTAAGACCTATTTCTGTTACATCACATTTTCTATTGTTTCTTATGACTGCCCTTGATACACGCATTAATGGATAAAAACTTGATCCAGGCAAACTTCCAAATTCAGGAGAATCGCCAATAAAACCATCCCCATCAACAGGTCCATAAGAGCCTCCCCGTTGCTTTGCCCAATCGTCTCTCTCAGTAACTGCCCCTGCTGATACTTTTTTAGTATTTCTAATATTCTCTTCGTTTGGACTAATCATACTCTCCGACACAACTCCAATGTTGTTATCAATACCTCCGTTGTTATCAATACATTCCAAAATTATGTACTGAGGTGATACGTCGCTTTCAGGTTCTTTTAAATCAACTGCTCCCCATATAGTTTCCGACCTTCTTTTTACTTTCCATATACATGCTCCAATTATAAATAACTCTCCAAGTTGCATTTGTTCATCTGCTGCACGCCTCATCTCATCAACAGCAGAATTAATATCTTCAATCTTAACTTTGCCCTCTGCATATAAATCACTTCTACAACGTTCGCTTTGAGGTCTTATTACAAATAAACACTCATCTCCTTTCTGAACATCATTATAAACCCTTAGTGGAATCCAATCATCAGTTGTCCCATTCCCAGTCCTTGACTGATATCTAGTTCCCCCTTTGTAATAATCAATAATGCCCATTCTACAACTATAATTCCTACCTTCTCCAGGCATTCCCATGTTTTGAGTTTTAATTCCATCAATATAATGAGCTTGTCTTACTCCATCTACTTTATCCCCTGCAATTTTAAATCTTTCATACCCCAGTACATATGGATGAGGATCATCATCACGACGGTCAGAAGTATGCGGAATAGGAATTGTGCTCCAGTTAACACGGTATGTTGTCCCGTTTCTTATTGGTGCATAACATCCAAATTCAGCATTGTTACTTAAGCTATGTGCCGAACAGAAGCCCTCATCGAAAGTACCTTCAGAAGTTGGGCATAAGAAAACATCATCTTCAGCACTAATATCTCCTGCTGATAAATCACCTGATGTTCCATACGCTTTGTTCTCTTTTAAAATTCTTACTTTTCCAGAAGTTGTTGTATTCCTCTTCCAATAAAAAGCAAATGAATCATTGTAAATAGCATCTAAAGCATTATTTCCTATAAATATTCCTGCAAGATTTGGAATGCCGATACCGTCAGGATCTATCCCTTCTGAGACACCTTGCTCTCCTATTGAATACATCATTTTTACGCCTTGTTGCGATCCAAGACTGAACATGCGTGACCACACCATTCTTGGTGTAACTAACATCCCTCCTGATTTTTGAGCAGCATGATACTTACCAAAAATAATAGGTATCGGATCACCATAATTAGCTATTTCTGCAAGAGAATCAAATCCTTGAGTAGGAGTAAAACGTCCACCTTTATTAATACTGTCTAATATCCGACGCTCAATAGCGTCAGGCATTTTGGGCTTAGGAGTTAATAAATAACCAGCAAGTGTTAATGCAGCACCAACAACAACTTGACCAAATGCTGTAAGAGCTAAAGCTCCCTTTGCTGTCATATAAGTGAGCGACAAATCAGCTCTTATATCTGGGATCCCGTCATACGCTGCTGGCCTTGTCCTTCCTTGTCTAAGTGCGTAAGCAACTAATTCCCTATATTCTTTTTCACTCGCTCCAATCGTTTCAATTAACTGTTTCTCGAACGGAAGCAATGGAGCTTCATAAACATGCGAGGTGTAGACCATTGCACCTTTTTTAGATGCTGGTTCGCGTGTAGAACCCCTTGCTGCCATATCACCGCGAACGCCCATGAATCTTGCGGTATAAGTAAGATGTCTCCATCAGTGTACCTAGGCTTATGAACTCTGTATCCCCATCCATACAGTTCTCGCAAAATCAATCTTCTGTTTCCTTCATACCAAACATTGTTGAAAGGTGGTGTTTGGATTCCGAGCCTATCGAGGGTGGTGTAACAGAGATGTATGCAGTCTATGGAGCCGTCGCTCCCGTCAGCGCCCAATCTATAGGGCATTCCAATGAGATCACTGCAATCGGACACTACTCGAAGTCGGTAAGTTCCCTACAAGTTCTTGGGTAAGCCTTCTCTGAGGAAAATCAGCTCCTACGCTATCTAAAATCGTATTTATATTTAAAGAGAGATTAGTATCACCCCAGGCTCCACTAGCAATTTGCCCATAATATTCTGCTAATTGACCAAAATTATCAGCTCCTATTGTTCCTGTGCTGTCTGGGTTTAACAAAAGAACTTTGACATTTGCTATCCATCTCTCTTTCACCGCTTGATCTGCCCAATTACGACTAATTGCATTATTTGGGAGCAATAAAGAAGCATCCGTTCCAGCTCCATCCATATTGACGGTTACTCCTGAAAAACCAAACGGCAAGAAAAAATACCATTCGGTATTGTTGTTTAAATAAATTGTTTCTCCGATATAAAAGTTCTGATAACGATATTGTGTTTCCCCTTCTGAAGTTAAAGAAAGAAAATGTCCGATAGATAAAGATTGTTTTTCTTCATTAATATCTATAGCCATTAGATACCTAACCTCCTTCTAGAAGATGGATTTGTTTGAAGTCTTCTTAATGTTGCCATTTCTCCTTGTTTTGCTCCCTGCCTGGCTGCTGCTGTCACTCCTGCTTCAAATTCAGAGTAAGAAACATAAGACACATCATTAATAACTTGAGTGTTGAAGGTGACATCTATTGAACCACTAGCTCCTCCAGAAATTCCACCTGCTTCACCATCGCCCCCGCCACCAGCAAGAACAGCATCACCTCTTGCACCTCCAGAGTAGCGAGACATCGCATCACTCATTTGAGATTCAGGGATGACATATTCACCTTCACCGCCTTCACCAATTAGTGCATTAGTTGGGCTATTTACATAACCTCCAGATGCAAAACCTTCCATGTAATCCGAAACTTTTGCTTTATTTGGATTGCCGCCACCAAAGTTAATGTTGCTCATCAGGCCACTTACACCAGCATTAAGGAACATCCGTCCCACTGACATCAGAAGACTGCTCATGATGTCTGCAAATGATTGAGCCTTAGTTATTGCTGCTTCAATTGCACTGACAACACTATTTTGAATAGCATCTCCAACTTGTCTCCAAAGTTGGGCTTGTCGAATTTGTTCGTCTGATAAGTGATATTGAAGCTCTAGTTGTGCTTTTAAAAGTTCATTTGCTTGGATCTTGTATTCGTTGGATTCTTTTCCATACTTAAATTCTATTTCTTTTAATTTCTTGTTCTCAGCAAGTTCTTTTTGTTTTAAAGCTAATCTCTTGATTTGCTGATCATTACTTTGACCAAACATAGAGTTACTTTGTTTTTGTAATTCAAAGACTTTTTCGTCTATTTTTAGTTGCTCATTTGAAAGCTCTAAACGATGTTTTGACTTCATCTCTCTTTGATCTTCTTGGAAGACGAATTGTTTTCTCTTCCTGTCCAGGTCTATTTGACCTCTTCTCCCTTCTGTACCACCAAAGACCTCTGATGTGTTGGGATCAAGGGTAGCTCGATTTAGAAGTCGGCCTGAAGAGTCATAATTTGCTTGACCCCATTCATTTTCAAAACCAGTCATTATCTTCCTGGTTTGGGCAGGAGAAGTGAATGGATTGATTTGTGCTCTTGCAGCCTTCCATGCCTCTAGTCTTCTGTCACCTAATGCTTCTACTTGATTTTGCTGCTCAAGATCAAAATTCCAACGCCTGTCTTTCCTTGTCTTTGGCACATCAATCATGCTTTCAAATCGATTCAAAGAATATTGATCTTTTCGTCCTATCTTATTTATTTCTCTCACAATAGCTTCTGCATTAGCTCTCCCGTCTTGAAGACCTCTGTTTAAAGATTCCATTGCATTCTTAATGCCATCTTGTAACTCTTGAGGGAATAACTTGCCTAAAGTTTTTAACCCAAGGTCAAATGCACTGATTATGGTATTTACTCCTTTAATAATTAATGCTACTAATTTCAAAATAGCGGCTAAAGCTACCATAAATGGTGAAGCTAAATAACCTCCAGTAGCACTTACACTGTTTCTAACTTCGTCCCATGCTGCACTCAATAAATTCACACTATCTCCAATCGTTTCATAAACACCAGCCGTTGCACCTGTTTGTTTAAAAAGTTCTTTTTCTAATAAGACTTTCGCTTCTGCATGTCTACCTTGTTCTTTTAATGCATTTACTTGGCTTTGGAGCATCCCATTAAAACGAATTCCTCCGTCAATTAACTTATCCATATTTAACGAGTCCATAGCTTTTCTTAGTTCATTTACTTGAGATATTGATTTTTCAAACATGGTGCCTAGAGCACTACCCATTATTTGCAAGCCAAATCCTGCTCCTGGCATCCCCATCATTGCTGCCATCCCAGAACCTGCCAAACTGCCTCCTACTGCACCTGCTCCTCCTCCAAACAACATTGGAAAACCACCACCAAGAAGGAAGTTCTGAGCAGTCTTCCCTCCGAAGGCTCGTCTCATTCCTCTTCTGGTATTTCTAAATCCTCTAGAGCCATAGCCTTCTGGCAAAGGTCTTCCATGTATAGCTTCAAAACGCTCTGCTACTCCACGTCTTCTTCCTCCTCCTCCTCCTCCAGCACGTGCTCCAGTAGAAGCCCTTGCAATCTTTACAAAAGCATCGTCAACTTTGTTCGCTGACCAACCAAGCTCTTTTAATTTTTGTCCGAAATACGTCAAATCATCCAGCATTAACCTCAAGGCTTCTGCTGCTGGCATACCTGTTTCTGCTTGAACAGTTCTTGATAGATTTATTGCTGATTGAAGGCTGCCTGGACCTTGCTCTCTCAGCATCTTTTGTGCACCTGGAATATTTAAAGTTCCGCCAGGGAAAGATGTCCCAAATCGTTTGACATCTGTTGTGGCTAAATCAAGTGATCCACCAAATGCTCGGATCTTTGTCATGACCTTATCAAGGCCGGATGGTCCCAATAAATCCTCTAAAGCTCTAGCTGCTGGATATTTCGCTCCTCCAGCAGCTTCTTGTGCTCGGAACGCCATCTGAATAGCACGCTCCAAAGATCCTGCGCCCTGCTTATCAAGCATCGATTGTGCGCCTGGAATCTTTAAGACGCCTGGAGGGAAATAAGCTTTAGAACCTGCACCTGGATCGGCTTTCTTCGCTGCAACAGTTTCTTTTACTGCTGCTGTAACTTTCTGTTCAGCTACTACTCTCTTTTCAGTTGTCTGATTTATAGCTGCTTGAATTGAAGCTTGCTGTTCAAGAAAATAATTTTGAGCCTTAGCTAATTCCTTAAACTCTTTAGATGTAACCGTAGCGTTGTCTAAGGCGAAATTTATCTGACCTAATGCACCAGTAGTATCAGCTAATGTTTTAGGTAATGCTTTTAATTCTGTAATTTGTTTCTTTATATCGCCAAAAGGTCCATACGAGGCATCTTTCCCTCTCCTGCCAAATAAATCCTCTCCTTTTTTATCATCCCTTCTGGCTTTTGCAAATGCAGCAAGCTCTAGCCTCATTTGTTTATATCTACCCGCTAATATCGTTGCCGCAGCCGCTCCTCTTTTCGTTTCATCAGTGGTCCCTCTAAACTTTGCCTGAGCGTCAGCTAATTGATTCCCTAATAGATTCAAATCATTACGAAGTTGTCTTACTCCTAAAGCCTTGTCTCCTACAAGTGATGCTGCTCTTGAGACTTTTTCTAGGCCATCTTCAACAGTTCTTAATGCTCTGGTTGTGCCAGAAGTGTCTATCGCAATCTTCTTCTTATTTATAGAAACAATCGCCTTGTCTACATTCTTTAACGACTTCAGCGCAGCATCAACCGATTCATATTTGGCCTTAATCGTGACCAGTACATCACCTGCTGCCACTGAACTACCTGCACCGTACAAAAGTTAGTTTAACGTTAACGCTGCGTTCTGCCTCCCCTTCCTCTCTGAACACGGTCTCTTTCTTTCGATTCCTCTTCATTTTTTATCTCAAAATAAGCAGCCCAAGACAATAATTCTTCTCTCGTCATCTCCTGACTGAGCCTATTAACAGTCATCCCTAACTCTTTCGCTAGAGAGAAAATAAATAGCCAATCAGTCTTCGCTTTTCAATTCTGCCTTCGCTTCCTCCACCTTGTTATCCGCCCCAGAATTCAACATCTCAAGTTGAATCTCTTGCAGGACAGCAGAATTAATCTCTCTTCTTAAAGTGGATTTGTCTCCATCAGCAAAAAGACGCTTCCCTTTTTCATCAAGAGCCTTCTCAATCATTAAACCTAAAGCAAAATCTCCAGCATCATCAGCCTTTGATTTAGCTTGGATCGATTCACGTTCAGCAATCGTTAACGGATGCCAAAAAATAGTTAAAACAACCTGTCCATCTTCAACAAGGTCATATTTATAGAGTTGACTGACTCCAAATTTGTTCTTTAAAAGATCAACAGCGCGCATAGTTGTCCGAGTTTTCATAAATACTACTCTATATTACTAAATAATACTCTATGCGTTAGCAGAAAACAAACAAGAAACTATTCCTAAGAAATGTGATTCATCGTCAAGATCTACAGGAATAGGTCCAGAAATCTCTGAAGATCTTGGTTTGCAATTAAAAGTATCTGTATATCCAGAAGCATTAACAGAGATAAGACCATCAATAACAGCTTCTCCTAAAGCTGAGAGTGTTGCAGTACCAGAGTTTCTAGGGATATAAATGTTGCACTGAATTCTTCCACTGTAAAAATCAACAGCACCTCCTTGTGCTTGAACTGTTGATTGAGTAAAGCTAACTGATGTTGCTATATATTTAGTAGTTTTGCTTGGAAGTGTATAAGGAATATTGTCATAAAGCATTGTCACAGAATCATCTGCTGCTACTACTGCATCTGTTACCGCCTTCTCAAAAGCAGCTCTAGCATTCACAAGTGTCATTAGTAGCTACGCGGTGCTCCTGTAATTCTAATGTCAGAAGCTCCAAAGTAATTCTTGGAAAGTCCCTTTAATTGACTAACGAAAGGCATAACGCCACCATATTGGGTCGTAAAAGGAACCTTTCCTACAACAGCATATCTTGCATAATTCACTCTGTTTCCAATGTAAACAGTGTCGCTTAGCTTGAATTTGGGAATATCAAATCGAGGTGCAACATGAGGTTTAACTTGTTCACCTCTTCTTCTCCTTATACCAATTCCATACCAAGGTTCTTTCCCTGAACCTCCTCCTTTTGGAGAGAGGAAATCACTAGGTGTAGGTCTTGTCAAAGAAGTCTCCCAGCTCGAAGCATAAAAGCCTGTGTATTGAGGACTTTCTTTTGGAAGTTGAGTTGAAGCAAACCTAATAAAGGAATTAAATCCTTCTGTTAGTTCAGGCATGATCTGCTTCTCTACCCATTCTGCAACTTTTCCTGGTGGAATATTTGCCATCAGAACCGCACCAACAGCACAAATAGATAAGCTTGCCCACCTTGAAATGTCCGAATGTCTGTTATTTGTGCAGTTCTATTTGCACCAGCATAGGAAAAGATGATTTCGTCATGGAAAGTTGGCTGATTATTACCAATTAAGTTTGGAGTGATATACAACTTAGCTTCTCTGCTCTCTTTATCTTCTGTCTCTTCAGACAGTATGTATTCAATAGGAACTTTAATGCTGCTATAGGTCGTATCTGTTGTTGTTACAGCCCCTGTAGCAGTGTTGTAGGTAGGAGAAACCTTCCTGGTATAAGTGACTGTTGTATTTAAAGCTGAACCAAGATCAGCAACAACTTGCTTGGCTACATCTTTAAAAAGGGTGTCGAGTGCTGCCATTTTTTAACCTCTTACTACTCTTACTTGATAACCACCAGATCCACCAAGGCAATACGGACCTAAAAAGGACTGAAGCCAAGGATATACATCAAATACATTGTTAATAGTCCCTACTCCTTGACTATCTGTATTGTATTCGACCTCCATTTCTCCTAGTTTTACCTTTTCGTAAGTTCCATCAGTTCCTTTATTTCCTGTCATAGCATCTGTATCGTTAGCCAAAGCTTTAGCTAATTCATATTGTGCATATTTAATTGGTAAGGGAATAGCAGTGCAAACTAATTCAACACTATCTACATGATGATTGTTTCGAGGCCATTTCAATGCTTGGTCATTGTCACATCTGTCTCCAAGATAATTCAAACTATCGATCCAACGACAAGCAGAAATTAATGCTCGATTCTTTTGATCATCAGTCTTGTCATCCCAGGTGGATTCTTCTGGAGCAGTCTCAAAATATGTGTTGGCCTCAGCCAATGTCACATAGCTATTTGAAGTTTCCCCCTTCAAAGTAGCGGTGATTGTTGCAGCCACTTTTACTTAAATAATAATTCCTTCCAGTATATCGGCAAGAAAAAACCCCGCTTGCTTAAGGCGGGGTTTCTGCAAACCTATCTTGATTATCCCTTAGAGGGTTGAAGTATCAAGAGGAGTGTTAACAGTTAGTTGAACCATAGGAATGAGATCTATGTCATAGGTCGCAGTCCAGTTGGCTTTAGCACCAAGAACACTATTGGTTGGGTTGTCAGCAGCATTGCCCCACTTAGTACCCATTACGTGATACGCAGTGTGGTAATCAACTGATAGAACATCCTGCTTAGACAAGATGTTGCGATCAGCTTCAATCCGTAGATCTTGCTG